ACCCAATACAAAGGATTCGAACTTCTTAGCTGTGTCAAGGACAGCCTGTACACAGTCTACACCCTTCATTGCTTCTGGGCCACGACCATTAATAAGGTTGACAGCAGAGCTAATACTGGACTGACGAATAATCATTACCTGCTTAACATCGTCTGCTACGTAAGTGCGGGAAGCAGTACCGGATGTAGAGGTCTGTGATCCTGTCCCGCTTTGGGGCTTTCCCGTAGCACCTTCCCCTTGAGTGATACCTACCCACTTCCAGAAACCACTATCGTCCTTCTGTCGGCTAATAGTGAAGACATCACCCTTATTGGCATCCTGGAGGATTTCAAACACGGGCTTGTCATAGTAGCTGTTGAGCTTCTTTTCCTCTGCCTTGTTCTGGAAGCTCTGGTTCTTATACATCACCTCAAGAACAGAATACTTCTTACCCGGCGGGGTGGTCTTGTCTACGGATACTACGCTGATTACGATATCGCTCATTTATGCTCCTTTGTTTGCTTTGTCTTTAGCGGTTTTACCAGGCCTTGCTACACCAGTGAGTTTAATACAGTTTTGGTGTGTACGAGGAAAATTCCCCATCTTTTCCTTGTGGACTTGTGTCATAAAGTCCTTACGGTCTTTCTTCATAATGCTCCTAAATAATATGTTCGTTCTCAAGTTCTTGTACTGCTACATGGGCTAGGTGCTCAATCTTCTTCATTGCACTAAGTCTGCTAACGATGTTTTCATTCCACCAGAAGAAACGCATCTGCTCTTTAATCTCGTTAGCAATGTCTTCTACTGTCTTACGTCCCGGTTCCATTTGTCGTTTCCTCCTTTACGTTCTCGACAGTAGCGAAGTTAGCATAACCGTAACAGTCAATGTGTGCTCGATTGAACCTGACAGCGTATTCACCGATGAAGCTGTTCACATAATCCAATATGATCTTTTCAACCTCATCCTTGCTCAGTGTGATCTTCATGTTATTCCCTTTCTGCTTCATGTGGATATTTAGCCAGTAACCGCATAGCGATAGCTACAGGCCCTTTAATACGCTGTCTGCCGCTACGCCACTTATGAACAGAGTCCTTTGTGACATTGAAGAAGTCAGCAACATCGGTATTCTTCATGTTCAGCCTTGCCTGTAGCTGCAAGAACTCAATGTTACTCATCGGTGCTGTGTTCATACTGCCTCCTTAATACGGAGTTTAGCAAGCTCCTCATACAGAATCTTCGAGAACATCCACCTCATAGAAGACAGAGTATCGAAAGCCTCTTCCCATGTAGCTTCTCGACCATGATACGCCTGGAACCATTCACGAGCATTACCAATATCCATATCCGTCATACCTGCAATCTCCATGATTGCTTTCTGCTTGGTGGTTAGTTCTTGGGAGTCCACTCTTCCATCTCCTTATTATTAGGCCCGTACTCGATTTCACAGGTGAGAGGTACGTTCCAGTCTAGGTTAAACATCTTACTAAGGTTCTTGGGTAAGTCTACAAACACAGAATATAGTACCTCACAGCATTTGTCAAGGTTATTTTCACTAACATCACAGACGATGCTGTCGTGAACGGTATTGATAAGGCTAATACCACTAATTCCCTTGAGCCTACGGTATGCACTGATACGAGCTACCATCATCACATCTGCACCAGTACCTTGTCGCTCATGTTACGATACTACCGCTTCCGTAGTATCTCTCTATATCCCTATAGAGGCCAGACTATATCATCACCCTTCTTCTTGGGTGGAGGGCGCTTCGAGAACGCTGTTCTCTACTCCGTTACCGGATAGTCGTTGCACCTTCTTTAAGGCGTGTCGTTCAGTCATGTGGTGCCGCATATGTTCAGAAATAGTCATAAGCTGTAAGTTAGAAATATCGTTGTTATCCTTGTTATGGTCAATGTGGTGAACAACATGACCCTTCGGGATACTTGTCATGCCATGATGGGAACAATAGACAAGGTGGTGTTCATATATCCTTCCTGGTCTAACCTTCTTACCTTCCCACCAGTCTGGGACAAAGGCCGTCCTATACCCCATCACCCTACTCTCCTCAACCGCTCCGTGGTGTTTGAATCCCTTTAATCCCCACATAGGGTTCTTATCACCTGTCTTAGCTACCTTATCTTGAGCGATCTTACGAGCCTGACGAATTTCCTTACTTACGTGCTTCCTACAAACTTCACTTACTAACCAAGGAGACTTACCTATCCGAGCAGCTATGGTGGTATGCGAGTCTGTAGTTTCTACCAGTTCCTTAATAATAAGGTCAATCACTTCTTGAGGGGTCTTGTTCCAAACCATGTTAATCTCCTTAAAGACACTAGTTTAGCACAAAAGCCCTGAACATACAAGCCTTAAAGCTTGGCTCAGGATTATCTGTTCTAGACTTCCCCTGAGTTCACCCTCTTTTCGATCTGCCTTTCAACAGAAAGCCGCTAAATTAACGGTGTAGTTGAGAATTTTAGTACGTTCCTTCATCGGGTCTTGATATACGAACTGCCGCCCAAAAGGAGTCTCAATCTTTCCAGTCTCGATTGCTGTCTGCACTAACTTCTTATGCCACCTACCTAATCCCTGGTACTTTTCATAGGTAGCTTCAATTACTTTCTCCCAGAACTTTTCGCTTTTACTTACCGTGTTAAAGTCTGGGTCATTTGCATAGCTGTATGCTGAACCTCCATATAATAAACGGAACAAATATGTTTTTGCTATCAACCTACTTGGTAGCTTAAACCGTTCCTGGTTTGCGGTATGAAGGTCAATACCCTCCATAAGCTCTTTAAGTCCAACTGTGTCCTGAGACAAGAATAAAGCCACTCGCCATTCCGGGACTACAGTTGTCCAGCATCTACCTGGACAATCATTCTTCACCTCGCTTTCTCCCACTTGGGGTCAATATCTCGATATTAACAATTTCTTAACCTCTGGCCCCATATTTTGTCCATTGGGACGTTCACTGGATAACCGTCCAGTAACAGCAGTGCATTGATTGAGCGTATGGTGAATCTCACCCTCCGGCCAATCCATTTCATCCATCAGCTTAGGGATACCGATGTAATAACTACTGTTCAACTTCTCCAGCTTGGCTCGACGCAAGACCAAATCAATAATTGCCTTGCCTTTACCTTTGGCCTTGAGACTCTTAAGCGTTGACTCATTAGTAGCGTACAGTCCTTCCTTCTTCAACTCTGTCCTTGGCAGAGGCTCAACAAGCCTCGGCATTGGATACTCACGCTCTACCTTCCTGGTCTTGATTACTGGAGCCTTCTTAGGGTCTTTATACTGAAAAAGATACTCCTCTTTATGCTCCTGTACGATTGTGCCACCATACAGAATAGCCGATAACTGATCGCCACTACCAAAATTAACGCCAGCAATACCCACAAGATCGGTAAGCTGACTATCAATACTGTCAAGCTCCTTACGGGTTTCTTCTGCAAGTTTAAGAGAAGTTTCTTTATCATAGCGCAGACCTTCGAACTCCATACAATGCAACACAATCAAGTCTGCCATCTGTAACTGCACCAGCTTACGCTTAGAGGCAGGCATAGCCTCTTTAACCTTCAGGTAAGCCTGATACGTCGATTCTACGTCATGGTGCAGGTACTCTGACAACACATCACGAGGAATGTCAGGAGTATCAATCCCTTTATCCCAGTACTGTGTCTTGACCACATCCAGCTTGATCGGCAGACCGAAGTATTCCAGTACTTGGTTCAAGGACGGATACCGATGCTGTTGATTGGTCAGAACAAACCAAGCAAGCTGTACGCAATAAACCTGTTGATTGTCTGCGACGACAAGACCAAGATGCTTCCTGCAGTGAGCCATGTCGAATTTAGCGTTATACCCGACAAGAACATCAGCAGACTGCCACGCAGTTTTAAACGCCTCCAGTCCCGTAGGATCGTCCATATAAGCATCCCTTGTAGGCTGATCGTTAAGCTTCCAGCCAACACTAACCATGCGATTTCTCTGGCTATATGGATTTCCTTTGGCATAGGTAGTCGTTTCAACGTCCCAAGTCAGAATGTTCATATTCCTGTACCAGTTCTTTAACTTCATCACTATCAAGGATAGCCACAAGCTCGGAACAGTATGTGACCAACGGGAAGGCCCACTGTATGATTTCGACTTCGCTCCACTGACTATATCTCTTGTTGACCGCTTTAGCACCATCCACACATAAGCGGATACGATCCATAAGGATTTTTATATCAATCTTGTCGCTGTATTGCATACCCCTCCCTTATCGTTGGATGTCTTCGTAGCGTGCCAGAGCTACGTTTATAAGCACTTCCTTCTTTGAATGTTGTCCTGTCAGCTTGTTCTTACTGGCGTGCAGGAACCGGACACGTTCATACTGCTCGTCGTGGAGCTTACCGATACCAAGAATGAAATCTGCCTCACCCTGTTTACTCGTATGGCTACTGTCTACGTCATTCATGGTAAGCCACTTCTTGTTCTCACCTGTACCGCCAGCCTGACAGACAGCAATAACAGGGCCATACTGCTTGGCTAGTTCTCGAGCCCAAGCATACACCTGTTTCATCTTGAGGTCGTGCCGTTCATCCTCAAAGCCTTGAATCTTGTCGATTTGATCCAGCACGATAAGACCAGGATTCAACTGCTTGCACCACTGTTCAATCTGACGCTTAGTGGTAGCTCCACCCTTATTGATCTTGAACCGGCCTCCTGTACGCTTCTGGAACAGTTCATTACAGCGTTCCTTATTGTGCATAAGCTGTTCATCAGTAACACCAAGAGAGGCCTGTACTACTCGCTGTACTACCTTTCTTGATTCCTCTTCATTATTTACCCACAGCAAAGCTCTGTCAAGCTGTTCCAACATAAAAGACGTTTCACTGGCAAGGAACGTAGTCTTACCGGATTCGGGACGAGCAAACAGGAAGCCAAAATTACCCTTACGCAGAGGCCCAAACATCTCATTAAGAGTCTTGAGTCTCCAGTTCAATCCAGGCTCCTGCTCTAGCTCTGTGAGGAGTTCTGCAATGTTGTTCGATACGAACTCATCGTCTTCCTTATCTCCTTCCAGAATATCACCGGATTCCTGGAGGGACGTAAGACGGGATAGAAGTTCCTCTGTACCCTCACCCGTCTCGTACACTTTAAGAGCTTGGACGGCAATTTGGTGCGCCTCTTTGCGGGTCTGTAAATCCCGTAGATACCCATTAAGTAACGCTGGATTTGCGCTTTCACCTTTTAGCCTTTCCAGTATAGGTGTTAGAAGTGTCTTAGGCTGATTCGGATACGCCTTCGACAGCATAATGTCCAGGTCATCCACTGTATATCTGTCAGCATCATGTTCATCATACAGACGATCTATGCTGTTCAGTATCAGCTTCAGTTCCTTGCTGTCCTCCTGGTCTACACACTCCTTGACGAACTTACCATAACGGGAGTGTGTTTCACGGTTGGACAGGAGTAGTTTAACTATCGATAAATTCATACACCTCCTTTATTATTGCTGCTCTGCGCCTCGGCCTGCGGAGCCTGACCAGCACTCGGCAGCAGACGACGCCACCAGTGCATGCCTGCGCACCATTGTCGTGTGGTTTGCTCATCACTTCCTCTCCGTGCCGAGTGCTTCCACCGTAAAACTTATGTCCTTCCATGCCTGAACGGCTTTTGGATCGTCCGTCCAAAGGCGCGGGTAATTTGGTGTGTTGAGAATCCAAATGACATCCCGCTCGTCCTCCGCTTGCGGCTGCGGCTGGAGGTCACGTTCAGCCTGTACATGCCAGTCGATCAGGTTGGCGACGGTCTTGGCCGGGTCGTGGCTGACGTAGCAGGATTCCACTTTCATACACTCGGCCAGCACCGCATCGTGCCACTCATCCGCTTCCCCGGCTTGCGCTTGTTGCTTCGGGGCGAGGGCGGTATCGTAAGCCTCGACAAGCTGCTTGTATGCCTGTTCGGTGTGGTGGCGACCTTTCACTTTTATCAGGTTCGCTATTGCCTGCATCAGCGAGTGTTCGTTCATGGCTGCTCCTTCTCTATCTTTGCCCAGCAACAAGCTTTAAACCTGTCGCCCCACATAACCTTTTCTGTGCCTTCCGGGAACCGCACACCCATAAACTTCTGGCAGTTGTCGCAGTCCCCTTGATATTGGGCTCCCGGTGGCTGAGTGAGTGGGCATTCTTTCTTGTCTGCAGTGGCCTTACCGTCTCCCCAAAGCGCCACTTCGATGTTTGGCGTCCATTTGTCGAAGTCCATCACCCCTCCTCCCTCGGAATAGAGCCATTGTTATAGATACGGTATTCTTCAACAGGTTTAGCCTGCACCTCGCGTTTCCGGTCGGCGGCGATGGCGGCAAGAGCGTAGGCGCGCATTTGGTCTGCGGTGTAAGTGGGGGTATCCTCTGGCAC